TATCCTGTTGTTCATCTCAATAAACTCATCGTTGAGTTCTTTTGCTGCTTGCTTTGCTTTTTGAAGATGAGAAATTGCAGTTGATATAGCAAAAACTAATGTGCCGACACCAATACCGACCAAAGAACGCTTTAACAAAAGTGCTGATGCGCTTGTTGACCGCATTCCTGAAATAAATTTAGCCCAATTTAATGACAATAATCTTTGAAGCTGAACCGTCGCAAGCTTAAAAGCACCTGCCATTTCTTTAGATACAATAGTACCGTATTGGAAACGCTTGAACAAATCATACATTCCCTTTCCAGCCGTTATCGACATCACCAAGTCAATAACCAATTTCATGTTCTTAATAAGACCCTGAAGGAATTTTACGGCAGCGGTCAATATACCTGTTGTAGATGAACCGACTTTATTCATCTCAATTTGGAACAAGTCGCCGACTTTCTGCATCTGGCCATAAAGGGTTTGGGACTGAATTAACTGCATATTGAAGAAAGCACCGCCTGATTGTGTCATTCGTTTCAGCACAGCATCGACATCCTCAAACAGAACTTTACGCTTGGATACGCTGTCAAAAATTTCGTTGATAGTCAACGAAATACCTTTTACTTCCTGATAGTATTGTTGCAGACCACCTAAAATATTCACACCAGCCTCAGAGAACTGACGCAATTCTTGTCCTCTCAAGTAGTTCGCGGCCTTGACCTGACCATAAGCAAGGATAAGTCTATCCATATCGACACCGACACCGACAGAAATATCACCCAACATCTTCAGAGAATCGTATAAGTTCGTGGTTTCGATACGGAATGCAGCAAGCTGTTTTGCATACTTGTTCAAATCCATGAACTTCATCGGGGAAGTCACGGCCAAGTTCTGCATCTGTTTGAACAACACATTTGCCTCACGTGTGTTTTGGATAATAGCAGCCAAAGCACGTTGCTGGAGTTGGAACTCTGATGTGATACGATACAGCGATTTTGCAAAGTTCACAGCACCAAAAACGCCGGTCATCAAACCAAATGCCATTGTAACTTGTGAGATAAAACCTTTTGTTTTATCCATCAACGACGAAAGAACGCTGTTATTGCCCTCTAACTTGTTTAAGGTCTTAATCACTCTGTTTGCAGCAGCTTCGTATTTTTGCCATTGATGCTCGCCTTCAATTGTTCCACGGTTAAGTCTTTCTTGTGCTGCTCTTATTCCTTCAAGAGCCGCTTTCAGTGACAAAGCTGATTTTTCCTGTTTCAAGTACGTGGATATTGCCTTCAGGTTTCCTTCTGCAACACCTCTGTGCATTTTTTCGTCTTCCAACTTTGCAATAGCCTGACCAAGTGTCAAACGCTTCTGTTGTTTCTGAAGCATTTTCTCCTCATAAGCTGCCCAAGCTCGTTGACGCTTTTCGTCTTGCGTATATAGACCGAGCTTCTTTCTCATTTCTTCAAGACGCAATAACTCACGCTCATTTTCAAGCTGCCTTTTATAACGCTCTTGTTGCAAAACAGCCTCTCTATTTGCCTGCTGCTGACCTTTTTCTGTGAGTGGTGCAGTTCCGCTTAAAATAGCACGCATCAATTCAGCTTGTGTCGCCGCATATTCAGCTTGTGTTTTTTTTCTTTGCTGTTCTTTTTCAAGAAGTTTTGCTTCAAGTTCGTCTTGTGTTTTATAATATTGAGCTGTTTCCTTTGCTCTTTCTGCAATTTCTTTTTGATATACGGCTTGCTTATCACTATTCAATCCTATGCTTCGCATAGTTTTTGGAAATTCTTGAAAAAGCCTTAATATACCTGCTGCTTTCTCTTTAGATGTGTCAGCCGTTTTTGAAAAGGTTTCGTTGACTTGACGATACAAGCCATCTATTTTTGTAAGACTTTGTATTAAACCTGTTACCGGGAGAGTACCAAATCCTTTTGCCTGAGTGAGAGATGAACGAAATTTAGTTAAATTGTTCAAAAATTCAACTATTCCATTTTGACCACTTTTCATACTATCTCTCATTCCAGAAACAGAATTTTCTATTCCTGAAATTGCAGAACTAAATCCTTTTAATTTTTTGGTCAAATCAGCATCACCAATACCTTGAGCGTTCTTTTCAGCAATTGACACGTTGCTGTTCAAGTTTTTGATTTCTTTGTTTATATGCTCAATTTGTTCCGCTAATCCTGTCAAATCAATTTCACCGTCAACCATATTCTTTGTTTTTTGTTTTAACCAAACACGGGTGTACCCAAGTCGGTGGTCATAGAACCCGTATCATAACCATATTCACCGCCAATATGCACAGCTTTTCGCATCTTAATCTGTTTCTCGCTGAGATGCCTGATGTGCGTGTTGTCGGCTCTCATTATCTCTATCTGCGGACAAGTATATTGCCACAAGTATTGTTCGACGCTCATAAACGGGAAGGCTTTGAGGAAATCCATCATGTCGCCAACCTCGCTTACGGCATATATTATTTCTGTGCGTTCGTCGTCTTTAGAGCCTCCCTCTTCTTCTTCGTCGTTCTCTGTCTGAATATGTCGAGCATACCCAGACTTTGCGTAAAAAAACTTATGTCGAGTTTCGATAGTACCACAAGTAAAATTTCACCGAACTTCGTGTAGTCGCACTCCCATTCAAGTGTCTGTCGTGTTGCATAGAACTCATCGGAAAACCCCAAATCAACACACCCGTCCTTGTAGATTCTGCGCTTGGAGTTCAGCATCGCAAAAGTGATTACGTCCAACACCGCAGGCACGGATTTGGCAAAGTGATAGATGATATCACCAACAGAGCCTTCTTCGGCTTTCGTGATTTCCAACACCCGCTCTGCAATAAGGTACTGCGTACCCATCTTCAACGCCCGTATTTCCCACCGAGTGCCATTCAACGACACCGTTGTTGGACTGTCGTTCATAATCTGCGCCAACCGAAGCTGGTCGTCTATGCTCACATCAGGAACACCTTTTGCTTTCTTTTCCGCAAGTTCCTGTTTCTTCGTGCTTTTTACTTTCTTGATTTCCATTTGGTAAAATTTATGCCGCAAAAATACAAAAAAAAGGCGAAGAATACTCCGCCTTTTTCCGAATTAAGAACTTTACCAAATGGTTATTAGACCAAAGACACTTCGTTGGTTGAAGCAGCAAGGTTAATTGTACCGATAGTAACGTCACTTTGTGCTGAAGACAAAGCGCAGGAAATCTTCTCGCCTGAAATCGGCAAAAGAACAGCCATCTCCGTAGTACCGTAAACAGGGGTGGCAAGAGGACCACTGGAGCTGTTACCGTATTCGATGTAGGCAGCCTGAGCAACACCCGACAAATCTGCTTGTGCGGTGCTGGTTTTCAAAGTGCCGATAGTTGTCTTGGAGTTCATCGACACCTTGGGCAAGACGATAACGGGTGCTTTGTCGCCGTGGAAGGTTACAACGATTGTTGCGTACAACTCGGTCGTACCATCTTTCTCAAACACCATAGCGTCAAGCGTGTCGTTGCCAGACGTGTAGGTTTTGCGCTCCCAATCGAATACGAAGTTGAGGATGTCAACAGACAAGTCGATACAGGAAGCAGCAACAGTACGCTCACCCTTTGTGGAGGTGGACATCAGAGGGCTGTCACCAAATTCCCAATCAATGGTCTCGGTTTCGGGGTCACCCTGCTCAATGGCGATGGTGTCTGCGAGAATATCCACGATGTCGTAGGTCGTAGTACCCGGCTCAAGAACAGAACCGTTCTTCACCCAAGGGGTGAAATACAAATGCGAAGCCTTGTGAAGGAATACATCGCTTTTCAAAATCTGTACTGACATATTCTAAAGATTTTAGGTTGTTAAAAAATTAAGATATTAAGTTGGGCGGTATTGTAATGCCAATTGCGGTTTGAATCGTAATCTGCTGAAGTTCCTGCGCGGGAAATTCTGTAGTTTTTGTCGTAAGCAGAACGTATAACCTCGTTGAGCTTCACCTCCAAAGAACTCATCTTCGGGACGTTCTTAGTACCATCAAAATTCGGTCGTGCGTACATCGACACAAAGACAATGCCTGTGGCGCGTGCGTCCTCGTCAACAACTGTGTTAGAGCAGTCTATGAGGCACATATCGTCCCATTTTTCATCAATTGTATCGGGTAGCGTACCTACGAAAGTATGGTCGCTGACAACGCCGTTGAGAATACTGTAAAGGTAGCTCTCTATCTTACTGATATTGAAATTGTCGTTCGCTTCGTTCATTATCTCCAAATTTTGAAAGCACCGTCAATACGCTTGTAAGTAACGCCTTTAAGAACAGGCATATTACTAACAAGCAAATCGGCAAGTGCGCTTAAAACTCTTGCTGTGCGCTCGCGCATCGGTAATTTATAGGGTTTAGGTGATGTAGAATAAGGCATACCAAAGCCGTAGATAATGACATAACCTTTTTTTCGGTTACGGGCAATTGTTTTTTGAATCGCGTAGTTTGCATAAACACGTGCATTCCAAAAAGGATAGTGCTCTTTGTCGTCACCACGCCATTCGTTTGTGCCTTTTCGAGTGTAGGTGTAGCTAAAAGACGGGTTTAGCTTTGCAGCCCGAAAACCGCTACGGGTCTTTGGGCTCTTCCTGCCTTTCGGTGTGTTGATAACAGCACCTTCTGTTTGCACACCAACAATCTTACCATCATAAAGAAGAACAATATAGAAGCTGCTGACCAAATTCCAAGTCCTGTTTTGCCAAGAGTCCATTTGTCGTCTTTGGTTTTCAACAGAGCTCGCTACTTCGGACATCGAAAGCATAATCTGATATTCATAATCGTTTATTGCACGATTTGCCCTCTTCAGGGTGTAGTCTATCAGTTTATCCCCAAAATCTTTTATACTGAACTTCTTACCCACATTTCAAAGAACTATACGTCGGTAACGTCGATATACGCTACAAAACCTCCGAGTTGTGACGGAAACACACCAACAACCTTGCCATCTACCAAAACCCCATAAAAGTCGCCTCTGAAACGCATACCCCTGTTGACAGCAATAGGAGTCTGCTTGTCAAAAGGCACATAGACGGAGTACGCCGCTTTCGCAAAGTCACCAAGTCTTGAATGGCTTGCCTCCTGAATATCGCAGCAGGTTTCCAACACAGCAATCTCCTCCTCAACCTGCTGTTCAAGCGGCTTTGTGCGGTCAATTCCTGTCTTGTAAAAGACCCCGCTAAACGGGTACTCCTCTATAAGATTTCGGTCTATGTGCATATTATTGGTATTATGATTCGTCAACCCAGCGTACAACACCGCCTAACGACACCAATTTTTCTTCTTCACCATACTTTTTGTATATGCGGCTGAAAATTCCATAAAGAGCTTCGCGGTTCACTATTTGGTGACCGAAGGTCTTGGAATAAGCCCCGTGTTGGTTGGTGTGGCTTGCCATCATATTCGGTGAACGATAAGCAGTAAAAAGCACGTCTGCAAGAAGCAAATCACGCTGTTTCTCCGTAAGCTCACTGTATGAAGCAATTTCCGTAACCTCCCTTTCGGTGGCAATTCTCTTGATAACGGTTTTGTCAAAGACAAATCCAGAAAGTCCTTCTATATACTCATATATGTTGAAATCAGCCGCCATTGGTTAAAAAGTATTTACAGATGTTTGGGTGGTGTCGATAATAAAGTGGTACAGGAACTCGTCAAGAGCAGGAATTGCACTCATCATCAAGTCAGAGTGCCACTCTTTCAGATTTCCGTTGTTGATAGTCGTATTCATCAGCAACGCCACACCGTTGAGAGCAGGTGCGAAGTTTCTGATAATCGCGGAAGAACCGTATTTCTTGTAGATTTTCTCGTCCAAGATATTGGTACGAATGACCTCACCTGCATAACCGAGAGGACGAAGAACTGCGGTGTTATCGTCCCAACCGTGAACCGTAGTGCCGTTGTTGTTTTGGCTTTCCTCAACAATAACGATTTTCGGCAGGTCGTGAGACAAAGGTGATTTCTCGATGGCGTTCATAGCCATGTCGGTATCGGCCTCAAACACCTCAGGGAACAGCACGTTGTTCAGAGAAGCGTAGTAACGGATGAGCTCAAGAACTTGGGCGTTCTTCAACCACACGTTAATCCACATATTTCTCGTGATTTCGAGCTGCATAGGGATGGTCATACCAAGATGTTCCTGAACATCCTTGTAGATTTTGCGGACTTGGTCAAGTAGCTTGCAGTCAGCTGCTGTCCAAGCCTTAGTGCCGGCTTTCAGGAAGTTCTCGGTTGGGATGTCGGCTTTCAACAGCGGGGCTTTGATACCGTCACCGAAGTTGTAGATAATGTAGCCCTTGCTCATAATCTGAGCAGCCATGTTAGACAGCGTTTGGTTGGCGGAATCCAAAGCGGGTTGCAGGAAGTCGTTGGCGAAAGCTCTGATAAGCTCAGCGTCACCGAACTGTTCAAACAACTCTTCTTTGTATTCGCGTTCCATCGCGGTTTCGACATAACCCTTGGAGATGAAATCGGGAACAACGCCGGTGTAGAAAGCAGCGTTACCGTACTCAGCGGTCTGAGAATCGCCGAGAGGCGCACGCAAGTCCATCATACCGAATTTCTCGATTTGTCTCATTTCGGCTTTGAAAGAGGTCTTGCCTTTAGGGTCAGCTTGGATAATCTGAGAGCCGACGCGGAATTTCTGTTTCCAGAACGTGTGATTTGAATGAATCAAATCAGGGTTTTGGAGAATCTGCACGGAGATTAACTTACCCTCTTGGCTGTCCCAAAGTTTCTTATAAATCGAATTTTCAAACTTACTCATAACTTATCCTTTCTTTATGATACGAAGGTGATTTCCTTCCAAGTGTAGGTTTTCTCATCAGTGCCGGTTATGGCAGTACACATAAACACACCTCCGTCGGTGGTTTGCATATAGAGTTGGCCAACATAACCGACGGTTGCGGTTGTGGGGTCTTCAGCACCGCTAAGAGGTGCAAGGTTATCGACTTTGGAGTCAACATCACCAATTTCAGAGTTGACTTCGGCAATAGCCTCGTTTACATAAGTGGTGTCGGGGAGATTGCGCATATCGTACCAATCAACTCTGAACCATCCGTTGATGTTCGAGCGGTTGAGAGCCTTGATACAATCAGGCAGCGGGGACATTTTCTTGGTGTACATAGTACCACCAAGAGCAGGGGTGTAGAAATAACGAACGGCATCGAACTCAGTGTCAGTACCGCTGGCAGTAGTCAGGTTGGTGTTTGCCACAATCTTCGGTGTGCCGAAGAAATCACAGTCGCTGTCGATGACGGCGTTGACGGTCTCAACAAGCATCTTCTTGTTGCTTCCGACAGCAGCGGCTTCGACCAAGATACCCTTGCCGTTGTTCAGAGCTGAGCTGATGTTGGCAGAGGTCGTGATTTGCCACACTTCGTGTTCTACTTCGTCAATGGTAACAGTAGCGTCTTCGACAGCCGTGATTTTCACGCCCGTGCCAGTACCGCCTGCAATAGACGGCGCAACCATCACCACGTCGTTCACAAACGGGATATGACGATACCCGTTATCCTTTTCGATATTCAGAGTAGTGCCCGATGCGGAAATAACCTCAAATACCTTCAGGAGGTAAATGTCGGGGTTAGAGCCGTTTGCGTCGGTCTTGAACCAACACAAGTCGCCGGCGAACATCTTGGCGTCGCCCTTGAACGGGTTACGGATAACACCGCCGAAGGTTGGGAACACCAAGTCATTCTTCTCACCTTGGATTTTCACAAACACGTTGCGTGAACCGCCGATTTTGCCGCGTTTCTGAATCAAAGTGCGACCCCTGAATACACCAATTTCTTTGTAGGGTTTCATAAATAGGGTTTTTGGTTAGACATTAAATTTCGTTCTTAGCAAGTTTCCCTGCATCTTCGATAGCCTTCTTAATAGCTTCTTCACGAGAAGGGGTAATCGGAACTTTGGGGTTTGGGTCTTCTTCAGGAATATTAGAGGCAAACTTGTTGTAGATTTCGAGTAATCTTTTTGCCTTAGCGTCAACATCTGTTTCAGCGTTGATGTCGGCTTCAGATAACATGGCCTCAATCCATTTCTCGTTTTTTACACCTCTTTTCTTGAGTTCAGCTGCGAGTTCAGAGCGTTTGCTTTTAACAATCTTCTCGTTGGCCTCTGTAGCTTGCTTAGCCTCAAGTTCTTCTACCTTTTTTACGAGAGCTTCCAATTCCTCGTTTTTAGGTTTTTCCTTAGGTTTGGTGGGTTCTTTTTGGTTGACTTTTTTCTTAAGCTCCTCGATTTGATTGTTCAAATCTTGGGATGTGTCAGCAACAACTTTGTTCAAGTGGCCTTTGCTTGTTTCCAAAAGGCTGACACACTTTTTAGAAAAATCGTCAAGCTCAATTTCGCTCTCTTCACCGAGTAAATCACATAAGGTATTTACGTTTTCCTCGATAGTTCTTTTCCAATCGTCGATTTTTTCAACTTTGGACTTAAAATCAGCCGTGATTTTTTCAACAGCTTGTTCTTTCGTGAATTTCATAATAAGACTAAATTTTGTGAATTTTTTTCAACGCGGCAAAAATAATATATTTTTTCATATTCCGATACTTTTCCACAATTTTTTCCTCCTTGTCATATTTTTTGTATCTTTGCCGCAAATTTGAAATCCGAAAAAAAAGTGGCTGATACCAATATCATACGACCCCAACCCGGCTTCCAACAGATGTTTGTAAGAACAAACGTAGATGTGTGTATTGGGGGTGGTGTCCTTTCGAGTGGCAAGAGCTATGCTGCTGTGTTGGCAGCAGCAGAGCCATCTTTAGACCCGAATTTCAGAGCTTTGTATCTTCGTAACAATTTAGGAGATGCAAAGGCTGGTGGCGGTATCATTGATACGTGGCGTGAAATTTATGGTGATACTATAAAAATTGTGGAGTCTGGCGACCCGCATATTGATATGCCAAGCGGTGCGCGTATAGACATCACCCACGTTGCCAATCAATCGAAGGACGCTATCATGCAGCGTTTCAAAGGCCGTCAGTATGACCTTATTGTCTTTGATGAAGGTACAGGTTATTCGTGGGATACATTTACGACAATCATATCTCGTAACAGAGGAAAATCGAAATGGTCTGGCCACGTGCTTATGACAACAAACCCCGAAAAAGACCATTGGCTAAGAGTATTCTTAGATTGGTACATCGGGGACGATGGCTTTATTCGAGCAGACAGAAACGGAGTTGTTCGTTATTTTTATATCAACGGTGAAACCGTTTATGATGTTGTATGGGGCAACTCAAAAGAAGAGGTTTATAACCAGTGTCGATTCGAGATAGATAAAAAACTCAAAAAGCTAAACAAAGGGAAAAGTACCTTTGGGTGGGAGAACCTCATAAGGTCGTTTACTTTTTATCTTGGTTCAATGTCGGAGAATATTGCTATGCTTGGCAATAATCCTGACTATGCTGGTGCTGTGGCTATGACAGGCGGTCGTACTGCCGAGCAGCTTCTTGAGGGTAATTGGAATATCAGCACCAAAGGCGATTTGGATGCACCCATAACGCAGGCGATGGCCGAATACGTTTTTGAAAACGACCCTCAGGTAAACGGCGACAGATGGATTACCGCAGACTTGGCAGATTACGGAACAGACAACTTTGTGGCTATCGTTTGGGATGGCTTCCATATAGTAGATATATTGGTTGTTGGCAGAAGTACCCCAAAGCAAAACGCTATGAACCTTCTTGATTTGGCTGCCCGTTACGATATTCGCCAAGACCATATTATATTTGACGGCACAGGTGGTGTATATATTAAGGACTATATACCCTCTGCTGTTATGTACGTCTCAAACCGCCCGCCTATGGGTGTTTATGGCAAGAACGTTGCAAAACTGAAGGACGAATGCTACGAGCGTCTTGTTAGTGTGATAAACCGACGTATGATGTCGTGTTCTGAATCTGTTGCGTTGCGCAATTACAGCCACAAGAAAATAGTCAACCGAATCACTATCAAAGACGAGTTCAAAGAAGAGTGTTCGGTGGTGATGTTCAGGGAATCGTTGGGCGGCAAAAAGGCGTTGATTGCCAAAAGAGAGATGCGTAAACTCCTTGGTAAAGAAAAATCGCCTGACTTGTTAGACCCGTGCGCGATGAGGATGCTGCCAGTACTGCGGTTCTCCAATGGCGAAGAACTCACAGCCACCTCGCAAGCCACTAAAGCCGATGAGGATTACGATGGTATTTATGTTGATGTTAATGACGAAACAGTTTGGTGCTAAATATGATTACACAATCGAAACTTAAAGAAATTATAGACAAAGCCGATTCAAAAGGCTACAAAGTCAAGGTCAGGGACATTGGCTACGTGATTTTGTGCGAGCAATTTGAGGACAAAGAGCTTGCTTTCAAGTTGGTTTATGGCGAAAACTCCAACTTCACGCCGGCATTCGACACCGCACCGTCAATATCGTACTTAAAGGACTACTTCAAGTACTCGATGAAAGCCGATGAACTTACTGGTGTTGCTGAAGCAAAAATGTCTTTTGACGAAAACAAGAAGGAGATGATTAAGCTCCTCAACCAAACCCAAAGAGCAATGGACGACGGCCTTATAGAAGCCAAAGACGCGCTTCGGATTATGGCCGATATCCGCGTTAAGCTGAACGACAAATTTCAGGTCACTGACCGCTCGCAACAAAGTCTGATTGTTGTCGAGCCTAAATTTAACGACCGATGCAGTTGCGGGAGGGAGATATATGTACCAACAATTGACGACCTGAAAAAGAAATATAACTTAGTAGAAAGAAAATAACCTAAATTCGAGAAGATGCCAGATTTTGAAGATTTGAAGAAAGAGCTTCTTGGCAGTCCTGAGAAGCTTATGCAGAAGAAACCGTTTTATCGCGGTGTGAAAGAGCCGAGAGATATGTCATTTCTCGGATTGGATTTGTTGATTAACCAAACTGTGCAGGCAGAGCCAACAACTCTGAAAGTTGTTCCAGTGTCTCAAGACCAATTCCTGAAAGAACTCGACCCTGCTTCGCACGATGTCCTGTTTGACGAAAATGTGCCGAGTATCACGATGAAAACTAAAGACGGAGGGTGGGTTGACATCAAGTTCAGCCGCGTTGCCGTTCCTTTTCAGAAAATCATTGTGCGTAAACACGTTCTTCATTTGACAGGGAACAAGATTCAGCATTCGTTGATTAGTGAAAACCCTGACGAAAAGACTTCCAACAACTTTATGCGCATCAAACAGATGTGGAACAAAAGGAATATCGACGGCGGTATTCGTAATATGATAAAAACCCAAAAGTCTGTTGGTGACGCTGGCCTTCTGTTTTATTTTGACCGATATGGGAAAATCAAATGCCGTGTGATTTCGTACAAAGACGGATATGTACTGTGTCCTCACAATGACCCGAATGGTGACAGATTGCTTGAAACAATTGTGTATGATGTAGAGGGCACTCGTTATATCGACACCTACGACGACAAATATCGTTACAGATGGACTAACTCCAATGTAAGCGGTACGAGTGGCGATGGTACAGAAGTTGGTTGGAAATGGCACAAACCTGTAGAACATGGGTTTGACGAGATTCCGTTGATTACCAAACGCGGTGATGTGGCGTGGAACGAAATCCAAAGCGAGGTGGAAACATACGAGGTTATATACAACGTTTTCTTGGCTATCGAAAAACGTCACGGTTGGGGTGTGCTTTATATCAAAGGTAACTACGACGACCGAGGCAAAAAGCTCGCCGGCAACATCATTCTCAACGACACGTCTATTGACGGAAATGGTGATGCCAAGTACCTGACACCGCCTTCTCCTGAACACATAATCCAAACCCTTGATAAAATCGAGGACAACATACAAAAAGGTTCAAGTGCCACCTTTATTTTGCCGAAGGACATTCGTCTTAGCGGTGACATCAGTGGTGTTGCTATTGAACTTACTCAGTCCCTCGATATTGAAAACGGTATGGATGGCGCAAAAGAGTGGCAGAATGTCATTGACAAAGCCATGAGGTTGTTCAAATACGGGTTGGCAAAGGAGATGGTGGCTACAGGCGAAAACCC